GTTTTAACCACTGGAGGGATAGCCCTCACTTACAAGCTCTAACGAGCTTGTTTTTGTGTGGCTTGTGTTTGCTCCACATCCTGCTAATAACATACTACATACTGCTGCTGATAAAATGATATTTACCTCCGGTTTATCTTATTTCGTAACCTTAGCCTCGTCGATTTAACATTCTTCTGAAGCCCCTTGCTTTTGATTACACTTTTATCATAACACGTATATATTACTTGTCAACACTTTTTTGCTAAAAAAATATATTTTTGTGTAAAAAAATAAAAGCCCCTAAAATTGTCTTCTAAGAGCTTTTGAAACTTCTATGGTTAATTATACTCAGAACTGTTTAAAACGTCTGTATCGTCCTCTGAGAGCCTTTTAAAACTATTCTACATTGTTAATCAGTTTGAATATTTAAATTTGATTTTGCTTAAATGCTTCATTTTTTTTAGACCTCCTTTACTTTAATTTCAACTTCTATTCTTGGTTCGTCTGAATAATACTTATCGATTTCTTCGTGAACGATCATCGCGTCATCTGCCCATATAATCCCGTTTAAAGCATCTTCAAACGCTTTGAGACTGTTTGAAAGATCAGGTTTTACAATCGGTCTGTGTGCTCCTGAGGCCCGTCTGTCGTGTTCTTTTTTCGATATACTCTTTTGGATCTTTCGATAGAAGGCTACCTTAAGATAAATTTCGCCTTCAAGTGGTGCATCGTGATATATTTCTGTCGCCAATGCTCGCAACTGTTTCTTGAATTTTGCTGTTTTAGGTGGATCATACATTCGAATAAATTTGCCGCGCCCTGTTGCTCTAGGCCGTTCTTGCTGTTGTGGTTCAATATTAAATATCAATTTCATTTTTTTACTATCTCCTCAAAACTCATATAGCGTCGTTTAAGACGTTTAACGCGTTTTTGATATAATTATACTAGAACAGGTTTAAAATTGCTCTAGCATACCTTTTTGTGCGTCTGATGTGTTCTTTCTTTGATGTGCTTTTTGCTCTTGCTATTCAACGCTTAATATCAATTCCATACTTCCTTGCAAGTTCTCTTATCTCTCCTAAAAGTCTAGTTCTTTCAATTTTCATACCTTGCTGGATATAATCGCGCCTTAAGAATTCTTGTACTTCGTTCTCGTCACCTGTATCAAGCAAGCGTTCAAACTCTGATTTGTCGGCTTTATAGTATGCGTCTTTAATCAGTGCTAGCATATCCTTTTGACCTTGTTCGTATTCGTTAGTCATACAAGCCTTCCTCCTCGTTTTCTCTTAGCTCTTCAAAAACTGAAGCATCGCTATACGACAAGCCCCTTAAAACATCAGCCTGTAAACGCCTAGCTTCTTTAATTTCATCTTTAAATCTAGTCTGGTTGAAATACCTGGGTTCAAGGCTCATTTGTTCTCTAGCCATTCTTAGTAAACTGATAGCTACATCTAATTTTGTTTTGTTATCCATTTTTCTATTCCTCCACGTTCTTATGCTGTACGCTTCTATAATCCTTTATGCTATCTTTGAATAAAATATAGTTGCCTCTAGCGTGTTTCCTAAGTCTTGATATAGTTTGCTCACTGTAAAGATTAACTAATTCTTTAGGTGGAACATTGGTTGTGACAATCACATCTTTATCTTCCCTAAACCGCATAATTTCGTTAAAGACTTCCTTGTTCCAGCCACTATTCATTTGGCTTTCTGACCCAATATCATCAATGATCAATAAATCAGCCTGCTTGGCTTTATGAATAGCCTTATCCACTTTTTTACGTGCCTCGCTGTCGTTGATCCCTAGCCTTTGAGTTGACACAAGCAACGGATAATCAATAAATACAACGCTCCTCTTATAACCGGTTAAACGCCATACTTCGTTGATAATGGATACTGCTGTTCTTGTTTTTCCACGTCCTGAGCTTCCAGAAAATAACGAATGTGCCGGGCTATGCTGTGGCTTTGATAACCTGTTAGCTATATCTTTAGCAATTCTGGTAACTTCCTTGATATCGTTTGAATAGAGATCCAAGTTATAAAACGTTGCTCCCATCATCTTTAGGCTTGGCAGGATAGAATTATCTAAGAACGCCCCTGTGGCTTTGTTCTTTTGAGCTTCCGCGCTCCATGTTTCTTCTGTATTGTTCTTCCTTAAATTTCTATCACTGTATGCACAGGTTGGACACGTTGGCGGTACTGTTTGCTTCGCTTTAGGTACTAGTAGCTTACCCCCACATTGTGGGCAATCTCCTACTTCAATAAATAGTCTTTTCATCATTTGAGAGAAAATATCTCCTGTTGTTTTAATCGCCAAAAAATCGCCTCATTTCTTCTTCTTCAGACAGATACGTCCATTGTTTCGCATCGTATCCAGCTGCATTGCCTTTCCTAGTTTGTTTGTTGTATTTATTTTCTTTGTTTTTCTCGAATTGTTCTTGATCTGCTTTTAAGTCCTCAATGTTGTATATATGATTGTCATACCAGCGTTTTAAGATAGCTTTGATATACTTGATATTTCGTATTCCCTTATCAAGTGCCATTTTGATGGCTTCAAGTATCATCTCTTTAGGTTGTTTAGATACTTCCGACCAATCTTCATAGATAGCTTGAATTTCCTCATACAGATAAGGTGATAAGCTGCCAACGTTTGACTCCCAAAACTCGTATATTGATCCAACTTCAGTTGGCCCAGTAGTAGTAGTATTTATATTATTATTTATATTATTATTATTTATATTATTATCCTCGACATTTCTGTCTAGGGGTTTAAGACACTTTTGTCTACCCCCCAAGACGTTTTTGTCTAAGGGGTCTTTGACATTTTTGTCTAAGGGGTCTTTTGGATTAGCTAACGGATACAATCTTCTTTCGACCACTTCTTTGGAACCTTCTTTATAAATTGGCACATATTTTAAGTATTCGAGCTCTTTTAGGTGTTTGATCCAGCGTGTAATACTTCTGTCCGAAACATTGTAAAGTTTTGAGAAATATCCATTTCTAGCAGTACAATAACCGTGCTTATTGGATAAAGCAGTAATTTCACTAAATAATAATTTTTCGTTTGCACTTAGCCTTTTGTCGTACCTAACATTGGCAGTTAAGATAGAGAAATAACTTGGTTCATCTGACATTTATATCATTCCTTCCTAATGGGCTTTCCACCCGTTCGGTGTTGTAAGTTCACTGACTTAGCTTCTAAAAGATTATATCACTGCCCTCGTTTTCTAAGATGAAATTTGATAGCTTTTCTTGTGCAACTTCAAAATCTGATAACCAAATGTTAAACTTCGTTTCTGGTGGGGTTACTCCCATTGCTTCGCCATAAAGCAGATGCTTGTAAACGTCTATTTTCTGTTTTAGTTCAATCAATTCTGGTAATGTCATTATCTATCACTCCTAATTTAAATTGTTTTGCTATATCTTCTGTAACCTTGATAGGCTTTATATGGTACTTCAAGAGAAAGCTCCTCAAGCCAACTTGATGCTGCTCTGTGTGGTGTTCTCTACACAAAGTCATAATGTAGTTGCCTACATGGCTGATCTTATTCCGGTTCCTGCCAGCGCCTACCGCATGATAATGCGCAATATCTGCATGCTTGCCACATAACACACAGCGCCTATTTTTAAGGCACAACATTTGTTTTGGAAACTCACTTGGTAAGCTATCCCATGTTTTAGTTTTGAAAGGTATATCTTCTTCAAACAGGAAATTTAAAATTACCAAGATCATGTAATTCCCTGTTGTAACGGAGCAGTCAGACAAGCTGAACTCATCTGCTCCAAATGTTTCTCGTACTTGATACTTAAATACTGACTCCCAATATTCTGGAACGTCTCCAGTGTAAGAACATAGATCATTAATCAATGCAAATATTTTTTTGCGTTGTTCTGGGCTTATCTTCCTGTTATCGGCTATTTTCAGCTCGACTGTGGGCTTTTTACCGTTAGCAAGTCTATTTACCTTAGCTATATCTAAATCTTCGTCAGGGATGATTTTAAGCACGTTTCCTTGTATGCTGATCAACTTGCCAAACATTATTTATTAGCCTCGTTTTCTATGAGCCCTTTTAAAATCATGATCCCATGTTTGAACTTATCCGCTGTTTTTGTGTCATTAGGGAACATTTGAGTTAATTGGCCATTTATTCGAGCCTGTAAATCATCTTTATCAGTTCCTAGAGTTTCTAATACTTTATTAAATAAGTTGCTATACTCAACTTCTGGGCTTACCTGTTTCTGTTGTACTTGTCGCCTCGGCTGTTGATAACTTTGTTGATAATTATTTTGCTGATAGTTCCCTTTTGATGGTGTCTTAAAGTTTCCACTTCCAGCATCTCCATCGTCGTCAACATCTGAACTGACACCGAACGCTGAAGCTAATTGATAACGTTTGGCGTATGTGATAGTAGAGCCATAACCTTGAGGAGTTGCTTTTTCTGGGCGTAATGCAAGAACCCCAGTAGTAAGATATTGTCCACTTTCATGAGTGATGATTGTCTCAACTCCCACATTGCCGTTATCGTCGTTCTTAACGATTTGAGTATATGCAAGCCCTGTGCCCTTAATAGCTGCATCTATTGCGTTTTGAACGCCTTCAAGTGTTACGTAATTAGATTTAAAGAACGGGTTCTTTGCGTCCTTTGCTGGTTGTTTTAATTGACTTCTGAAGGTATTCATACCTTTGAATAACTTATCTAAATTTTCACTTTGCATATTATTTGTCCTCCTTAGGTTTCTTGATTGATACTGATACATAAGCCGGTTTAGTTACTGGATTAGCCCCATCTACAACTTCACCTGTTTCTGTATCGATTACTTTGTCTCCGATAACTGATAAGCGTTTCTTTAAATCGCCTTTATACAATGCTGATGTAGTTTTAACTAAATCAGTTCCATTGTATTTCTCAATTAATTTTTCTTCGTCAAGTTCAAAATCTAGCTTTTCTTTGTGACTTACAAAATTCCCGAATGGTGATTTGATCTTAACTTTAGGGTTTGCCATCTTTTGTTTCTCGTAATATGCAAGCAAAGCGTTCTTAAGGTTATCTACTTTGAGCTCTTCATACTTGATCTGATTTTCATAGAAGCTCTTAGTTTGCTTTATTTTGTCCTTCAAATTCTTAATTTTGCTTTGCTCGTCAAATATTTGTTCAAACGTCAGCAACGCCTCTTCCATGCTTGTGATCTCGTAAGCTTCTTTTTCAATTTCGAATTCTTCGTTTGGTTTATCTAGCATGTTTCTTCCCCCTTCATCTTCATGAACTTGTTGATAAAATACTGTTGCCCTTTACCGGTAACTTTAGTTGTCTTACGGATAGATGTTGAGCCATCACTGTGTATAACGGTCGACTCTTTAATCTTGAACAACCCTAAATCCATACTTTTCTGAGTTGGTGTATTGTAGTCCGTTCCTTTTCTACTGATAAGATAGCCTTGGTCTCTCATCCATCGGAACAATCTATTACCGCCAATATCAATTCCATTACCTCGTAAGATCTTAGCTAACTCGCCAATTAAAATTGTTGTATGGCTTGTTGCAACGCTATCCGCGAACAATGCTTTAGGCTTCATTTCAGCGATTTGAATATCTTTAGCTTTCAATTGGTCAGCTGCTTGTTGTAGTAAGTCTGCTAATCCACTAGCGTTGTGAACGACGTCAAAGGCTTTCTCGTCTGTCATGTAAGCACCGTGTTTACGGATTGCTGGGAGAACTTCAGATGTCACCCAACGTTTAAATTTCTTGGCTTGCGGTAACTTACTACCAATAATCAATGAGTAGAGTCCAGACTCGTTGATAATAGTTTGTTTTTGTTTTCCACCGAGGGTGTCGAGTTTTGCGACTCCCTTGTCTTCATCATCAACATGATGCGATAAAGCATCTCTGGTATTCTTGTATCCAAGGATGACTGCTACATCCTTACCTACAAAATATGGTTGATCATTAATAGTTACTGTCCTTACTTCGTTTCCTTCAAAATTAAATTTTTGTAATTCATTCATTTTTTATCTTCCTTTCTTGTTTCCTAACTCACGTTCTAACCAGCCTTGACTGTTAAGGTATTCTTGTCCTTTGTGTTCTAAATATCTATCATCTGGTAAGGCTGTCGTATCCTTGCCATATAGGTGTTCAATAGCTTGATCTATTTCTCCTCTTTCCATTGCTTACCTCCTTGTGTTATAATAAAGACACAAATTCAATTTTAAATTCTTATTTTAAATTTATGTCTTCCTGAAGAGCTAGGTCTTAACGATCTAGCTTTTTTATTTCTAATCGAAGAAAGTTCCATCTTTGATTGCATCTATTGCGGCGTGTAGTACATAGCCACCTAATACAGACAATCCTATCAAGACCCAATAACCAGCTGTTGTTAATTCAATCATTTTTCATCACCTCCTTTACGTTTCTTGTTCCATCTATAAAAATCTACACTACAGGCAAACGCCATACATGCAAATATTCCGTATATACACCACATTTACTTATTCTCCTTACTTTCCTAGATGCAAATATTCAATTGGTATCTTATAGACTTCAGACGCTTTCTCAGCTAACGAGAAAGGTATTTTAGAACTATCTTTCTCATATTTGGCTACTGTTAAGAAATGAACTCCTAATAGTTTAGCTGCTTCCTTTTGGGTTAGGCCCGCGTTAACTCTGGCGGCTTTCAATGTTATTTTTGGCATTTTGGTTGCCCCCTTATCTTTTATTGCGTTAAGGCTGCATCAACCTTACAAATATATAATATACTATACTTTGTATTTTGTAAATACTATTTTATAAAAAAAGTATATTTTATTTAGCCGATATATAATGCAAATAAAAAAAAGCTAGGATTAATCTCCTAGCTTATGCTTTAAACCCAAGACCGCTCAATGCGACCACATTATTTATCATCCCAATCATTAATTTTATCCTTGGCCCAACTCACACCGACAAACACAGCAATGTAAACCAGGCAAGCAATCAAAACTGCTAAGATAGGCGCCGTCTAGTCAGCCTCCTTATCCTTGTTAGGATAAAGATACAAGTCTTCCATACCTAACATATCGCAAAGCTGATACAACGCTTTTCTCAGCTCTTCTTTGTAATTATCAATATTTCCTTCTATATCATCAACGAAGATCACCGTTGCTGGATCGCCTAGTTCGAATAGGAAATTAATTACTTCTTTCACGTTTTTAAATTCCATTTCTTGTATCTCCTTTAAAATAAATCTTCTTGTGAGTTTATAGCTTCGATCTCTCGACTTAACACACATGGTGGATACCAGTTATCAATAAAATCTATCGCTTTATCAAAGCTTTCTTTTCTAAGATCTTCGTAACGTGAAATCACAAATGCTTCTTTGAATTCACGTTCTAAAACTCTAAATACTCTTCTTGATAAAATCTTGTTCTTATAAGCATTGCTATCTTTGCCGCCTAGTGTTTTGACTGCTTTCTTGTTTCTAGCAACCCAAAGCTTATATCGCTGATCTGAGTCAATTTCTGATTTGTTTTGAATTTCACAAACGCTGTTTTCAAGCCTTTTAACGCGTTTATCTAGTCTTGAAGCTACTTGCATCGTTAATTCAAGTTTCTCTTCTGGTGTTTGTGGTAGTTCGTATTGCTTTCTGAATTCTTTTTCAACTTCGATAAAATATTGACGTGCTTGTTTGCCTTTATCCGTTCGTTGGATCATAGATATTTCTTTTGCCATATCTAAAGTTATCGCGTGATCTGTGATGTTTTGAATTCCACCAGGGGTGTGACATTTTTGGGTCACCCTTACAAAATCTGCATTTTCTGTAAAACCATACTCGGTCATACGGTTAAACCATTTCTTATATTCTGTGTTAATTCCTAAAAATTCGTGTAAGTCTCTACCACTAACAACTGAAATACCTTTGTCATCTTTTGTTACTTTAATTAGTTCTTTCATTTTTTATCTTCCTTTCTAATTTAAAATCTTTTCAAGTGGTACATTCAAGAAACGTGCCGTTTTGATTGCAACTTCAACAGTCAAAGGCTTACTGCCATTTAACAATTGGCTTAGGTATGTGTTTGCAATTCCAATATGTTCAGCTACAAACTTTTGCTTTAAACCTTTATTTTTCAACTCTTCCTTTAAAATAGAGTTAGCATTGTCTTTTAATAACTCCATGTTCTCGCCTCCTTTAACTTTATGCTTTTATTATACTAAACTCTTCATAAAAGTAAATACTTTTTTGAACTTTTTTTTCAAAAAGTGTATTTTATTTAATCGATAAATAATGCAAACAAAAAAGCTAGGAGATTATTCCTAGCTTATACTGAACTGAATTTTCAGCTGAACTGTATAGTTACTTCAAACCAGATTGTGCTTTAGAAACTAAACTGTCATTTGTAAATTCTAATGTAATTGTACCCCCTTTAGTGCCGGTTACCCATGTTGCAGTAACATTTTTGTTTCCACCAATAATCATTTCACTTAAGCCATCAGGTTCACCATATTTGCTTACAACATCTTCATAGGCTGATCCATCCGCAAGGCTATTATAAGCGTCTAGAGTGAATTTAGAAGCGCGTGAGAACTTGAAACCTGTTATATGCTTAGAAACAGCCTGGTCGCCGTTAAATTCAACGGTGATGGTCACACCGTCTTTGCTCCAGATATAATTTTTAGTTTCTATTCCCTGTACAGTTGTCGCCGATGTTGCGGAAGGCTTGCCTAAAGCTTTTTCGACAGTATCAAGGGTTGTTCCGCCATCACCGTGGTTCATTAGGTCGCCAACAGCAATATTATCAAACGTCTTTCTAAATGCAGTATTTTGAGTGACAACCTTATTGCTTGAGCTTGAACTTGAGTTGTTCTCTGAAGTTGGCGATGTATCTGGATCAGATCCACTACCTACAGCTCCTCCGATAACTATAATAGCTAAAATGGCTAAAACCCAAAACCAAGCTTTTTTATAAAATGGTTTCTTTGCAACATAAACATTTTCGTTTTCTTTTTTAATTTTCTTTGTCATAATAATTTCCTCCTTAGAATAAGTTTTCTTGTGCATTTACTTTTTCAATTTCATTTTTAAGTTCAAAAGGTGGATACCAGTTGTTAATAAACTCCACAGCCTTATCAAAATCTTTCATTGGTAGATCGTTATATCTATCTTGATCGAATGCTTCGCGATATGAGCTAAACAAGGCACGATAGGCTTTAGCTCTGACCACTTTATCGCAATACGCATTTGATTTCTTACCGCCTAAAACATTGATAATCTTTGCGTTACGCTTTTTGGTAAACGTGTGGGCCATGTTGCCAGGCAATCCCATCCGATTTTTAATATCATCAACATCTATCGCAAGGCTCTCATAGCCCTTGGCGATCAAACTAATCTGTTCGGGTAAGCTAAGCGGTTTCTGTTGTTGAAGCTGTTTTTCCATCTGGTTGAAAGCATCAATGTATTTCAATTTGAATTGAAGAGCTTTCTTGCCAGTAAAGCCCATTGCTAATAATGAAAAGCCGTCGCGGTTCATATAATAGATACGGCGATCGCGTCCGTAACTATCTAATTCCGCGGACTCTATAAACATCTCCTCAAAATTGAGGACATCTTTGCGTAAATTTTCAATATCCCTCAAAACGTTATCGTGGCGTTTCCCAAAATTCTCTGCTACTTGTAAACTTGTTGTTACTGCTTGTTGATCATGCGTAATTACTAAATCACTCATTTTAGTTCCTCCTATTCGTTCTTCCCAAAGGCTTTTAGAAAAATCTCTTCCTTTGGGACTCCAAAATAATCCTCTACTTTCTGCATCATCGCGGGTCTGGGATTGCTTCGGCCCGTCTCCCACGATGAAATCACTTTTTGCGTGACTCCTAGTGCTTGGGCTAGGCTGGCTTGAGTCAAATCCCGTTCAGCTCTTAAAACTCTGAGCGTTGTGTACTTTTGCATATTTAATTGCCTCCTATCGTTCTTTGAAGATTTTGCTTAGATGATGTACAAGCTCGACAGCTGTTATTTCTTCATCATCTAATTTAATTGAAGTATCATCTACTTCAACGGGAACGATGTTGTTATCGTCCTTTATTTCGACGATAGCCCAACCATCGACACAATCGGGAACATCGAAAAAGACTTCAAAGTTGTCCCCTACCATGTTGATAATACTGATCATAGCATCATCAACTGGGAGTCCATCAACATCAAACATCTCTTCTGGATGCTTTTCTTTGAACGTCAATGGTGAATTATCTGGAATGTTTCCGGCCGTGGCTTTAATTTTGCTGACAGCTTTATCAAAGCTATTTTCTTCGGACACATCCAAGCTTGTACCATCCGTAAATTCAATTAAGTTACCAAAGAAATTAGAAACAAAAACTCTGGCAACTTTATTTCCTTCACGGAATACCGTCGTTTCTGGCAGGTATAGCCAGCCATCAATTCCGGTTTCCCCCTCGCGTCCGTCTGCTGTGGTAAACGTCTTGTTTACCAGATTTAGCTCTTCGGCTAAATCAAAGATTTTTTCAATACTCATAATAATGACCTCCTCTATTTATCTTACAAGTATATAATATACTATTATTAGGTATATTTCAATACCTTTTTTATAAAAAACGCGAAAAAAATAAGACCCTACAATTTAGTAGGGTCTGTTTAGTCAGTGCACCAACACTGTAATGCCTGCAACTATATTATACATCGTAATAAGCAAATAACAAGATAGAATATTTTATTATTTTTTCTTTAAATTGTTGGTATATACAAACCTGCATCTTGCATTTCTTTGACACTTGCATTGTGCCAATCTTTTTCATTTGTCTTGCGTGTCAAGGCTTTAGCATGCTTCAACAATTCAAGTGTTTTGACTGCATAACGTCTTACACGTTCACCTTTATTTGTAACAGAAATTATAAGTAAATTTCCGTTATATGCAATTTCTTCTAAGAAAACATAATCGTCATATTTGGTTAATGTTTCCACTGGTTTGGTTGTTGAAGTATCTTCGACTGTCAAAACTTGAACTTCATTTTCTACTTTGAATTTGAAAACTGGTTTTCTCATTTCAAAGTAGTTATCTAACAATTTAACAGTTCCTACTGTCAAGTTGTCAAAATCACGACTACCGTTTCTCAAACCATAAACAACAGTCTTGCTTAATCCTGTTGTTTCACTTAGATTTCTAATATCTAAGTCTTTATTTAATAAATTTTTCTTTATTTGTTCTAGTTTCACAACATTGTCCTCCTATGGTTCGTCTTATTTAACGCTTGCTAAGTCTGCTTTTACAGCATCAACTAAAGCAATTTGATATTCTCTAACATAGCGGTTAATCATCATGCAATGATTAAAAACTTCACCAGTTTTAGCATCAATCCATACTTTGATAACCTTGATGGCACGTTGGCGAGATGGAAAAATTTCTTCTCCATTCCATTTGCCGTATTCAAACATGTTAGCATGTTTGTAGATATTCAAGTATAAGCGATCGTGTTTACCATCAGCGGTAGTCCAACGGTTGTAGCCTTTGGATACCAAAGCTTTGATTTGTTCTTCTGTTAAGCCTTTAGTTGCTTTCCATGCCATCTTCAATGCCCCAGAAATGTATTCGATTGCTTTCCCACCAAATTTCTTAGCAGCTTTCTTAGCAATTTTCCATGCTTGTTCCATGATTTGCCTCTTACTCATTTCAATCGCTCCTTTAGTTTGTTTATGTCTTCCTTACAACTATATAATAACACATATGTGTAAAATTGCAATAGGTTTTTTGAAAAAAACACAAAAAAAATAAGCCTACCCCTTAAGGTAGACTTAAAACATTATTCAAAATTGCCCCAGCTATTTACACGCTTACCATTTACACTTACGCCGGTTGGCAAGTAACCATATTGTCCGTTGCCTCTAGGCTGCCTGATCCATACATAGGCGCCAGAATGGCAGAAAGCATCGTATTTAACGACTGAGCCTTTAGGCAAAGCACCGATCTTAGCTGAGTTTGTTGTTGCACCCCAGCGTAACATAATACCTTCATCAACAGTAACAGTAAATTTACCATCTTCCTTGTACCATTTCACGCCAAGTTCATCAGTCCATGAGTCATACTTAGCGTTATTTTGGCTAGGTGCTGGGGCTGGTTTAGGCGCTTCAGTTTGTGGCTTTGATCCAGCCTTAGCAAACTTATCCCAAGCGTTAGCATCCAGATACCAGATAGATCTATCCATATCTCCACCTGTATATTGCCAACCAGCAATTGAAGCAAAAGCACCACTAGACACATTCATATTTGGCACCGTCCAAGAGTTCCAGTCCATAGATGCATACTTGGCTACCCAAACCGCGCAATCTTTGGCACAGTTGGCTACTTGCCATAATGCAGACTCTGAAACGTAAATTACACACCATACACCAGTTAGGCGGTGTACTTCATCTACGAATTGACGAACCCAGTTAGTATTTCCAAATGCTGAATTTTGATATTTTTCCCAGTCAATCGCTAGCATACCTTGACCTACATAGTTCTTGATATTATTGATAAAATATTGTGCTTCTGCTACTGGATCACCACCGCCAGCATAATGATACAAGCCACGCTTTTTACCAAGTTCTCCGGCTAGATCCCATTGGTGATTACACTTTGGATTAACATATCCTGTGCCTTGAGTAGCCTTCACAATTACGCCTTGAGCGTGTGGATCGCGAATGATACTATCATCTGACCCTGAATAAACGTCTACTGTGTACATAACCATTATTATTTATCCTCCTTAATTTTAACGGTTGGTGTTAAATCTGATTTCTCGTAAGCTGACTGAACAGCGGTGTGGATAACTTGTGAGTCTAATTTATATCCTTGTTTCTTCATAACATCATTAACAATCATACTAGCTTCATCAAACTTTTCACGTCCACTCTTATCTTGGCCAACTAAGCTTGTAACTGCCATATCCGCCACTTGTTCAAGTAGCATCCAAAGTGCTTTAGATTGCTCAGTGGATGCATGTTCAGCCTTATTATCTAAAACTGGTTTGAGCTGTTTAAGTAAAAAAATAGCCAACACAGATAATAAACCCGTCTGTATTAACCATTCGATGATATCATTGATAATTTTCACTTTTTGCCATCCTCCAAATTTTCAATTCGATTTTTAAATTCAATCAATACGTCATGGTGCCTACCAACTTCTCTTCTTACTTCCTCTAAGTCTCTGTGCTGCTCTTCGAGATTGTTGTTAAGTTGCTTGATCGTATTGGTTAGTTCTTTAAACTGTTGTTGTAGTGGGAATGTCCCGGCATTAATTGCCATGTTTATCACGTCAGCACCACGTTTAATTAGCCAACAGACTCCGCCAAAAAGAGCAGAAACAGCCGCCAACATCGCCGCAATATCCGTCCATGAATATCCTAATAATGAATGCACATATACTCACCTGCTTAATCCTACCCGCCCACCCTGTCATTATCTTAAGCTACTGGAGCCTCTGGTGTATCATAATCTTGGCCAGTAATTTCTTTAAATTCTTTCTTGCCAAAATAATGAACTTTAACAGCTAAGCGGCAATCATCAACAGTAAATAATCCTAGTGGATAGTACGCCTTAAACATTGCATACATTGCTTCGTTTACTTCGCTTGTTTCTTTTGGATCCGTTGATTCTTGTTGTGCAGCTGCTGCTTGTAATGCCATAACTTGCTTAGTTAAAGCCGCTAATTGTATTTGTTCTGGTGTTGGCTTTGGTACTGGAACAGGATGCTTTTGGTCCCATTCTTCCTTTGTCAAACTATCCCAAGAATTTTTATTTTTGTTCCATGTTGGAGCATACAAGCCAGTGGGCTCTATTGTTGTGGCGTTAGCTGGAATTTCTGCAGCATCATCAATTACATCATAGCCAGCAAATTCCTTTGTGGAATTATCATAAAAATATACTTTCTTCATTTGTTCTCCTCCTAGTGTTCTATCAATGGGATTAATGCTTGGATATACATTCCTGATGTATCTGGTTTGTAGAACGTACATTTGCCAGTAGCAGAATTAATGTTCATATAGCCAATTCCTTTATTGTCTGTACGCCCAACTATTGAATTATAATCAAGCTTTTTTGAAATTGATACTGGTAAATAGCACGATCCATTCCCATCGCCAGTAATATACATTGTTATTGAGACTAAGCTCCCATCATTTCTAACTTTGTAAGAATTGGAATTACCAATCCCTTCTAAATTTACAAAGTTCTGTGGTTGTCCCCAAAGTAAGCCATTGTTTACTTTATCAAAATTTTCTTTGATTTTTTCTGGACCATTTTGCATTTCAGAAAAAATAGGTTCAAAATCTATTGCCATGGTTATGTTCCTTCTTTCTTTTTTATTTACGCCATTCTAGGCGTGGTGTATGTTGATCGATATAGCTAGCACGTAAGTCGGAGGGACTTGTTGGCTTGCTAAAGTAACCAGATCCGCCGGCAAGAGTGCTTTTTCCTTTGCCGTCTCCAGTCTTAGCAGCAGCATCATCAACATCACCTAGACTAATTTTAATCACTTTGTTCTCACTTCTCAAATACCAATCACCATACTTGTAGAATGGTGCAGCGTTCATGTAAAAATTGCGTGGTATGCGTACAACAATTGAGTTGTTATTTGTATACTCAGCTTCGCAAGGAATTAACTTAGTTAGAGTTTCACCGAATGAGCCAGAACCTAAACCACCGATTTCAGTACCAATCGCATTTTCATAGTAGAATACAGTTGGTTTAGGATAGTCTTTCTGATTATGCACGATTGTGATTTTGTAGCCGTACATTAATTCTTCTAAACTGTCAGCTGTTACTATACTTGCATTACGTTCAGCAACCACACCATTTGCTAACGCGATGACGTTAGCGCCATCTGGAACTTCATCCTTATGTTTAACGCGAATTTGCCAAACAGCTCCATGCCCATCGTCATAGTTGTCCCAGCCTTTTGTGATTGCAAGATCGCCTGCAGCTAGTGGAGTATAGGCTTGCATGGTTGGAACATCACTGAATTGCCATACTCGATCATGGAATTGGGCTTGCTTCAGTGTTTCTTGAATTTGTTTTGTCATTTCTAACAATTGATTATAGCGAATGTACAAACCATTTTTAGGATCATTGATTTCTGCCATTGCATCATTTAATGATTGCTTGTATTTAGCTAGCCACTCACTAAACTCTCGACTATATGTTTCGCCTTTTTCAGTGAGCTCACTTTTGATCGTTTCACCTTTGTTAGTTACTTGATCCAAAACTTTTTCGAATTCATCAATGTAATCTCTGCCAGCGTTCCCAATGTGTGCGAAAAACTGATCATCAATAACATTGAAATCCATATCAACAGTTGATACGGTCGAACCATCTTTACCAATAAATCTGACATAGAATTGTTGCCAGCGTCCAGGAACGTTAAACGTATGTTCGTCAAAGTGCAGCGTTACTCGTCCCAACATAATTTGGTCGTTACGGTCATCACCTCTTACTGGATAGATATGTTTATGCGCGTATCCTTGATTATCTACCCCGCCGTACTCATATTTCCAGCCGCTCATATTAACTGGCAAGCCGTTGCTAGTGATATACACTGGCAAATTGTCGTCTGTGTCTCCTACACGGCCTTTGAAATAACCACTAATATCTAAAACTTGGTCTTGATATCGTGTTAGATCAAGCGTTAGCCGTGCTTTCTCTCGTAAAGCCATTTATTCACTCCCTCTTTCATTGTTCATCTATAGTGTCTTCATCCAGCCCATACGAACTCAAGAAGCCATCCACTTTGTCCTGCTTTGCAGCTAACAGTTCAAAACCTTTTGCTATAGCTTCCCGAACATCCTTACCATATTGGGCCTTACGGATTGTTTCAGCGATGCTCTTCATCTCATCAGTAGTAGCCATTTAACCTTCTCCCTTCAACTTATCAACTTCGGCCTTTAGTGCATTGAAGTCCGCTTGTGATACATATCCTGCTGGAATTCTGTCATTGATAACCGTTTGCAGCTGTTTTATATCAAACTTAAGCTGTGTTACATCTTCACTGCTTGCTCCATTCTGAATGATTGTAGTAGTGCTTGATACGTTAGATTGTCCACTTGCTTGGACCTCAGCTACACGGCCAACAATAACCTTGACTCGCTCTAAATCTTGAGATTGTCGGTTTGTTTCTGCCTGATAATCAGTCAACCCTAATGATTTATCGCCAATGGTTAACGTTGATTTGTGCGGCCTTAATAGATCAATTTCTTTCTGTACAACTCGTAATGACTGAGTTTGTGCAACGTATGGATTGATAAACATATATCGGTCAGCAACTTTGAAATGGTTGAAATTAGGTAAATTCAGTTCGATTGCACTAACTTCCCAATTTTCTGGTACTCGTTGTGCGTTTATCCATGCTTTCGCTTGGCTCATTAGAACATTAGCATCGGTTACCTCACTGAACTCAACTGTACCACAGATAATACCGAATTCCTTTTGCAAATCTGGTATATCAATATAATCACGCCCACCATTAACACTAGTAATTGTTAGTTTGGGCTTAGCAGCATTTGAGTCACTAATCTCATCTTTTTTACTTTCATCTTTAGATTGTGAGCCATCGCCACCTTTTTTTATCAATGCTTGCGGGTCTAACCACGTCCCATCATTCGTGAATGATTTCCTGACAGCTTCGTAAAAGTCAGCTTTAGTAACGCCAATGTGTAAGTGGCTAGTATCTCGCCAACCAATAACATCACCAGTCTTGACTTTATCACCAATGCTTACTCGAATTTGGTTAGCACTGCTAAAAGCTTCTTGATATACGATATTAAAGCCGTCAGTACTATGTGTCACAACATAATTACCAAGGCCGCCCATATAGCCTTTGAAAACCACTGTACCGCCATGGATAGCGTGTATTTCACTACCCGGATGATCTACAGATCCAAAATCTAAACCGTCATGAAAACCATTGGGTCTAAATTCACCGCCGGGGTGAACGCCAAATAATTGACCTCCAGAGAAGCCACCTTCACCAACACTAGGAAATGGCCAACCCCAGCTGTTTGATGTTGTTGTCGTTGTGGTATCACTCACAGGTCCATTAACTCGTCGTGTACCAGTTGGGCCCCAACCACCAGCGCGTGAGATATCGGCTAGCCAATTAGAGTCATTAAACAATGCTAAAAGCTGATGAAAGCCTTTGTGGATATCTTCATATCCTTGTACCTTCCAAGCGTCAAAAGTTGGCTGAATATACTGAAGTAAACCGGTTGATGGATGGCCTGCTGCTGCATTACTGTCCCAGTTGTTTGTAACAGTCTCACTACCGCCAGACTCTTGATTAATACGCCTTAAAACGGCGCTCAAGCCATTCTGATCAAGGTTAACATTCATCATCTTTGCAGCATGCTTAATTGCTTCAGTCCAATCACCATTAATAGCGGTAGTTGCACCGCCGCCAGTCGTTACTGTTGAGCTTTCACCGTCAACTTCAACCTTGTTACTTTCTAACTGTTTTCCTAAAGGTATAAGCCTGGTTATAACTTTTGTGGGATCAATCGTAAGACTCGCGGATTGCATGTTGACCGCTAACTGAATAGGTGTATCGTTCTTATGATCGCTGCCAATATCAGTTACATAGTCAAGCACATTTGGCCCGCCTGGCCTATATTCTGTTACTAGATAGCCGCCTAACTCGTTAATTAGCTTGTCTTTGATTGCGTCCCGTGTTTTGGGATAATCAATTTGTCGGTAAGCATCATCTTTGCTGTTAACAACGTTACAGTTGCGCAACTTGAATTGTTTGTACTGTGGCACTTGGCTGTTGTGAACATCCAATAGTGACTGTAGAAACTCTTTTGGCTTCAATCCAACAGCTTCATAAAACCGCTGAACACTATCAAGCAGGTATGCTTCAATATCCTCGAACACGTACGTTCTAATAAAATTCCCGCTTGATTGCATTTCTTTCTTTGGCTTGATTGCTCGGCCTCGAAACAACAGCTTATCATCGTCGTATACTTCAACGTGCGTGTGCATTGGCCTAACGTTATCAAACAGCAAACTATCACGGTTTACAGTGAGCTCCAGGTCATCAATATCGGTTTCTTTGATCGTTAACTTGCCTTCGCTAACCGTGCGATTAACTCGTTGATCAAGCACGATAAAGCCATTCTTGTCGGTTGGCTCGTTATATCCGATAATTTGATACATTAAACCATCTCCTCGCGTTTAAAGATAAACTCGATTGTGCCGTTGCCAGACAAGTTGATTTTGTTATCACCAATATCAAGCACTACTTGTGTTTGCTTGTAGTTACTGTCATTTAACGACACTTCACCAAAGCTCCCTTTTGCTTTGACGTTCCCAGTTACCACAAAAGACGATAAAACCGGCCGTGAGCCAATGTTTTTGACGTTGACGTCCTGGCTACCATTGACGCTGAACTTGACTTGTTGCCATATCCAATGAGGAAAGAAAACGTCATCCCAATAATCAGCACCTTCATTATGGTTTGTGTAAGCATAAGGGTACGCTGTAAACACGATTGTCGCTTCTAATGTTTCATTATCGCTGTTATCGTCAATTTCAACACTCTTACACTTGGCCCGCCAATAATAAGTCGGCTCGTGTGTATCAACTAATTTGTCCCAATTGTGTGGCATTAGTTGACGCTTTAGTTCTTGCTCAAAACCTTTGCGATTGTGGTACTCTTCGCCAACATATAGCAACTTGTATGTGATTTCTCGGTTGTTGAAAAACCGTTCATTATCAATCATTGAGAAGTCATAACTGCCTTGACGATACGGCACACTTTCGGTAATCTCCTGTTCTTCAGGTGTTGGAGCTGTTCGTTCAGTTAACCACCAGCCATTTAAGCGTGTATCGTAATTGTTAAAGACAAAGCCTTCGCTTGCTATGTTTGACTTGGCTTTCTCCTCTATAGGATCGAGGTTTCTAAACTCATACTGCATTAGCTCCACCTACCTTTTAAATTTACTCGATTTCCTAAACGATTATCGTATCTATCGTACGTACTACCGACTAACACATCACCATCGAGATAAATATCCTGTTGTTTATCTGCTATTTTCCGTAATAGACTGTTATTTTCCTGTGCCACAGTAGGGCTATCAATTGTTAAATTGTCACTGAAAGCCCCGCCAAAACTTACTGAATGCTGTCTATAAAGACTTTGACTAGCACTCTGTAAAGCACTCATTGTCGCCATAAAGTTTCTTGTATCTGGGCTTGGTACTGCGATTGCTTCTAAATTGCTAGATACTGCATCAGAAACCGTACCAGCCATACTAGATACATTTGCCTTGACTGTTTCAAATTGGCCTTGCAATCCTTTATTAAAGCCATTCATGATTGCAATACCGGCAGGGATTAACAACTTACGGTCATAGCTGATAGGGCCTTTATGTTTCTTGATCCATGAGCCAATACCACTGACGAAAGATTTAACAGACTCCCATGCTGACTTTAAACCGCCAAGGAAAGAGTTCATGATTGCTTCACCTTGTGCGCTTAAGTCAATGTGAACGACTGACTTGATGAAACTTACGCCGGCTTGGAATATGCTCTTGATCTTACCCCATACCGTGCTGACAATAGAACTTAAGCCATTCATTACAGATGTTATCACACTTCTAACACCATTAATCCCAGCACTTACAACGGATGTAATGCTACTCCAAACGGAAGCAGTAATTGAAGCAATTGTGTCCCATACTGCCGACCAATTGCCTTGAATGGCTTGTGTAATAGCTTGAATTATGCTAGCCACTACATTAATAGCTGTTGAAATTACAGTTACAATCATATCCCAAACTGTTTGAGCGACTATTACAAGTACGTTCCAAATTGTTGACCAAACCGTTTGAATAATCGTAAGTGTTGCTTGAATTATAGATGAAATCATTGTCATTCCTGTCTGTATTGCTGTTGTAATCACACTCCATACAGTTTGAGCAACTAATACAATCGCATTCCAAACCGTTGACCAAATCGTTTGTAGTATTGTCATAACAGTTTGAATTACTGTTGATATAGCGGTAATCCCTGTTTGAACTACTGTTTTAATTGTATTCCATACAGTAGTTATAACTGTTACTAAACTATTCCAAATAGGTGTAGCTACTGAAACAATTCCTTGCCACAGATTTGAAAAGAAATCAGTTATACCACTCCATACACTTTTGACTTTATCAACAGCCACCGTAAACACGTTTGTTATCGCACTCCACACGCTTTGAGCAATTGAAACTAGTCCTTGCCATGCGTTAGATAGAAAATCAACAAACGCTTTCCACCATCTTTGACCAGTTTTTGTTTGTGTAAAGAACCAAACTAAAGCAGCAACAGCTGCAGCAACACCGGCAATTAATACAACCCACGGGTTTAATCCTAAAAGTGTAAAGAATGCTTTTAGAGAGTTCTTTGCACCGGATACCAATTGTACGAATGTCCGCAAGCTCTGCAAACCACTCATTAATGCTATAATGCCGTTCGTGGCAACTTTAACGCCTTTAAATGCAGCGATGAAAGTAACTATACCAGCCGCCAAAGGGCTAAGCCAATCTTTGTTTTGACTAACGAAATTAAAAATGCTTGACAGGGTTTTTAAAATTGTCGATGCTGCCTTTGTAATAACTGGGCCTATTGCTGTAAATGCTCCATTGATTGCATACTTAAGGTTATCTAATTGTTGAGCAATAGAACCAAAACCAGCTTTTGCAAATCCTTTGTCAATGGCCGTAACCATATTAGCTAAATTTTTAACTACAGAATTCTTTAAATTGGCGAATGACGTTGCTATTCCGGCACTGTTTTTCTTTGCCAAGCTGGCGAAACCATTTGCCCCACCGTTTAGCTTGATGAACCTATCGTTTAACTGCTCTACACTTATTTTGCCTTTTTGTAAAGCGTTGTATAAGTCTGTTTCTGCCGATTTTCCAGTATAGCCAAACGAATTAGCCACCTTGCGCAAGGCGATAGGCATGGTTTCCATTAACGTCCGCCAGCTCATCATATCGACTTTACCGGTAGATAACATTTGTGTGTATTGTGTAAGTCCACGGCTTGCATCTCCGGCACTTGCTCCACTGGCTAGGAAAGCGTTGTTAAGTGCTAAAGCTGATTTTGCAGCCTTTTGAGAGCTACCAACAAGGGGTGCTAACTGTTGAGCACTTGAGGTGATCTCATCTAGCGACGTTGGCAATCCATCAATTCCATTGCTTAACAATTTAGTTGACTTAGAGACGTCCCTCGCTGAATAGCCCAGAGCCTTCATAACAACCGGATACTTATTCAAAGTATCAAAACGACTAATGGCTCCATCTAATGAGTCCTTAACAACATCAAAAGCCTTACCAGCAATTTGAACAACTCCCATAGCTCCGGCCATCGATTTGAATGTGCTACTCATTGAGTTTGCGTTTTTGCTCATGCCGTTTGATGCAGTATCACTTGCTGATTGTAGCTTTTGCATTGCCTGCATAGCTTTGTTTGTAGTTGACGTAAAGTTTTCATCAACAGCCTGCAATACCGCTTTAACGCTGAATGATTGTGCCATTTAGAACTCCCCCCTTTCCTTTTTAGTTCTCATGTTCCAAGGAATAATCTTTCCTTGCTTCTTGAGCTTTCTAAACTCTTTGAGACGTTCTACAAACAAATTCTCGTTGGTTTGTAGTGTGTTTTGCTTACTTGTGGCCTTGTAATCAGGCTCAAAGTTTCCTCTGACTTCATCGACCATTTTGTTAGCATCAAAGAATTGATCAAACCTTTTAAACTTAGGCTTAGGGTTCTTAGCACTGCCTGTTGTAGCTTGCACTTGTTGATTAAGCCATGCTTGATAAGCTAGTTCCTCATTACGTTTAATCGTTCTGAGTTGAAACGCCTCTAAACGTATCAGATACTCGTCAAACGTCATTTTCTCAATCTCTTGCATATTCTCTAAACCTAGATATGCCAAAGAATTAAGGACTATCTCGTGATACATTTGCTCGCTTGATAGTCCCGTTTCTTCAGTATCTAGGCTTGTAGGTTTTTTGCTACAAGTTTTGTAGCTGTGCTTTCGTTGATTTCCTTAAGGATATCGTCAAAATACTTTTCTAAATCTTCAAATGAAACTTCTTTATCGATAAATCGTTCTACATCTTTCATACTTGGACGTGGTTTATTGCCATAAGCCGATGCATAAATTACGTTACACAACGCCACTGGATCATATGTTTGTAACGCTGGTAAAGTACGCATTAAAGCCATGCCAAGTGAGATGCCGTTGTTAGAAACACTTGCCACCTTATCCAATTCACGAACAAAGCGAATACCGAAATTTAGTTCGTATTCTGTATTATTAATTTTAATTTTCATTTAGCGATTTCCTCCCAGATTAAGAATGGCTTGCTTGTGCTGCTACTGTTGCTGAACCTGTTCCGCGGTCTGCATCTTTCCATGCTGTGCCTTTGCCTGTTGCGTCTGCGCTAGAAACAACGCCTAAGCCTCTAAATACATAAGCCAATTCTTCCTTTGCGCTTGCTGGCAATTCTAACCAGCCACGTTGTGGTTCTCCATCAACACTAAACGTTACGTCTCGTGTTGAATTATCATCTGGGTCGTTATCGCTGCTATCTTCTGTTACTGACCCTTGAGCATACCAAGAAAATACTTTGCCTTCAGAATTCTTACGTGAGATGTTTACGATCCAAATTTCAACCTTTTCATTCTTGATCAAAGCATCATATAAATCATCTGAAACTTTAGAAATGTTGTTTACAAATTCAACTTCGATCTCAGTTTCTAAGGAACTAGACGTACCAACAGCACCATCTTTTGTTTGAGTTGTGTCACTATCACGTTGTGGATCAAAAGATAAAGATGTTTGATAAGGAATTAATTGCCCTTCTTCTGTCGCTGCATTCTTTAGCAAACGAATGTATGCCAAGGTATCCATCCCTTGTAAAATTTGTGGTCTTGCCATGTTTTGTCACTCTCCTAGCTTAAATTGAATACAAGCGTCATCATACCGTGGTTTAACACAGTGTTCGGGACACTTGTGTCTTGAATTATTTGATTATCATACTGGTCTATACGTAATCTAACGAACGTGTTGCCTAGCTTTACCGGCTGCATGCACTGAATAAAGATATCGTTCATTATTTGAGAAACTTTAAAACGACTCTCTCCATCTCCCCACACGTCCACATTGGCCGTTATTTGGCCTTGTATTGCGTTTTTAGTCGTAACCGGTAGTGTTTGTACTGACCCGACTAAAACGAACGGATAAGGCGCATTTTCACTCTCTAGTGGCAAATGGTCGTATGTCGTATAACCTGAATTTAATGATAATTGATAAATATAATCAAAAATTAATTGATCTGGTGTCATAATTCCACCTACTTGAATAACTTAGTAATGTCTGCTCTAAACTGTGGCTCTATTTTGCTAAACGCTGGGCCTAATGTAGGGCGCCTACTCATATAACGAGTCCCATACTCAAGATACATCTGTTACCGTAAAGGCTTTTTATCCTTTACTTCTTACAGTCACCTGCAAGTTCGGCACACATTTTCAACCATATATATGGTTGTCGGCCACTCGTGGGGGTCTTTTATTCTGTGTAAAATGAAAACACAGGTTCAACCCCTGTGCTCTACGGTGACGCCAGCGCTTTAATTCTGGCGTTTACCTCGGTGTCCTCTTGGCTCGGCTGGTCTGAACAATCGTGGTGGAACGTCACCGCGATAATAGCGGTCTCGTAATGTGCCGTAATTAATCGAATAAATTTCGGACCATTCCGCTAACGTGTGTGTGTCACCATTCCAGAAAACGTTAATGTTGCTTCTGCGGTTGTTAGCTTGTTCTTTCATAGTTGCCCAACGGCAATTGTTAGGTTCATAATTCCCATTATTATCAATACGGTCGATAGTTAGATGCTTTTTATATCCATTATTGAAAGCCCAATCTCTAAATTTGCTATAATCATGGATCCAATCCGGATAAATTTTTATGCCTCTACCCCCATAACGATAATAATTTTTGTCGTTTTGGTTTAAGCATCTGCCTTTAATGTTATTCCATATGTCATACAATCGGTTTGGCGTGTGGTAACCTTTGTGAAATTTAGAAAGATTAATCTTATCTTGTTCACGCTTTAAGCAGCCACAAGAACGTGTGTTACCGTTTTTTAACATATCGCCTCTAACAGCTAATGTGTTCCCACAATCGCATTTGCAAGCCCAATATGATTTTCTCCCGCTTTTCTTAGGAGACAAGCCAATAACTATTAGTCTTCCGTAACGTTTTCCGGTTAGATTATTAAAACCGTTGCCTTTACGATTAGAAACATCAATAATATCCATAGTAATCACCTCACTATAATTATATCACGTTCCATATTCGTAAAACAATTATTAAACCAAGCTTTTCACCGATTTTGGTCGATGCTAAGTTACATATTACTATGCAACAGCCCTATCTTTGTAAGGAAAATAGCTAGTATGTGGTTGCACTTCAGCTCTGAATTTACCTCTTTCTAGAGTAACGCTTCGCTTGGTAGCTCCCGTACTATATCCAGCCGTATACGCTCTATCCATGTTAGATTGAGTTTGATCTTGCAATTTAGCACCGTGTTTTGCCACAATCTGCTCAACTTCATTCGGAAATCGTGAAACGTTTCCTTCTAAAGCAGCTTTCAATTCCTTGACACCTGTTATTTTAATTCGTGCCATACCCTAACCCTCCCCAACAATTAGAGTTGTCATTTTCTGCGTCTGTCGCATGGTCTGAAGCCGATATTTAGTATCAGAGTTTCCAACAGTAACGAACGCCCAACTTTGATAAGGCAATTCCGAAACTCTAATGACTAGACTGTTAACATCAAACTTGCCAAATAATTGAACAGCCCTGTTAGTTCCTATATCTGTAACGTTAGCCATACAGCTCCCGAGTAAGTCAATTCCCCCAACATATCCATGCGTTGAAGGATCATAATGCTTTTGGCTCTCGGAATAGAAGCTGACTAAAGTATCAAATCTCATACGTCATACCTCCTGTAAGGATCAATCGTATATAACAATCCATCTGAATTGTTTCTGCGCTTGTATTCCTCAATATCGCTTTCGAAGGCGTCAAAATCATTGTTGCTAAACGTGATAGATTCGCCTTCTTGAGAATAAGACGTCATACCTTCGTTTTTAACACGGTTAAAGCGACGCACAGCGACTTCTAGAGGTATATACGATAATTCACCAGGGATATCTTCATCAGCACTTAAACCTAGCTTAAATCGCAATGACAACTCTGTATTTCTAATGATTAATTGTAGAAGACTATCAGACTCCTTATTCTCATCTGATAGCCCCAACATGATTTTTAAGTCTGATAGTTCCATAAGTCATTAACCTTTCTTCACTTATTTGCCTTTGCCTTCTGTACCTGTGGATGGATCATTTTTGCCTGTTTCGTCTGTAGCTGGTGCAGCAAAAGTTCCTTTGATTACGCCGTTAGCAACTTCTGGGAAGATCTTAATGCCCCAATACAATGTACTTTGGTTTGTCAAGTTTGTTGTGTTATCATCACGAACTAAGGCGATTAAACCTGTTTCGTCTGTTGTAATAGACTTGTTTTCAAATAGCTTACGGCTTTCACCGTTAGTATCTAAGTACATCAAGTTAATGTTATCTTTAACAGTTGCATAGAATGTGTTTTCTGGAACACTAGAGTTCATGATTAAAGTAACGCCGCCTAAGAAGTTGTTAAGCAATGTTAAACCAAAGCCAACGCTTGCTCCGTTTGTGATATCTGCTGCACCTAAATACTTAGCTGCATCCATTGGGTTGATAAACACGATTGTTTCTACTGCATCATCATCAAACAATACTTGTAATTTACCAACTGATTGAGCGATTGCATTTTGTAAGCCACCTTGAGCTTTTAAATCTGTTGGTGCTGTTGCAAGAAAATCAAAGAAACTCTTACGAACATTCTTTTGGATTTCCTTTAAGATACGCTTGTCTGATTGTAGCACTGCCATATCATAACCAACACGTTGAACTTCTTCAATGGTTACTGCCTTACGCGCTTTTTCAAAGCCAACAGTGAAAGCACGATCTTTCACACGTTTAACTCCACTTAATGGGATATCTGCGCCTTCAGCCACAGTTGTTGTTTCGGCCATATCAGTAGTGAATTTATACATTTGAATAGTATTGCCTTGAGTCATTGCTTGTGGACGTGTAGTGCTCAATGCTTGAGTTAATTTTGTGATACTTTCTGAAAAACGTTCTACAAAGTCTTTTGCTTGTACATCGCCCATATCAGGTGTTTTGATTAATTTTGGATCTGCCATAATTTTGTTTCCTCCTAATTGAACAAGGCCCAGTTATCGCGCATTGCTTTTTGACGCTCTGCTGTGTCCTTGATGCTTCTAATTTGTTCTTTTGTCATTTTAGTTTTGACTCCTGTTGTTCGTGGAGTCTTGCCTGCTAACAATTCCTTGCGTGTATCTTCCTTGATTTTCTCAATAAAATTAGTAATCGCTTGAACGTTAGCGACAGTCTTTTTGTTATCATTCACAACAACCATATCGAGAACATCATCTGAAACTTGGATATCTGACTCTTCAAACACTTGTTTAGTTTGTTTTAAAGCTTCATTACGTGCTAAACGGTCTTCGAGTTCCTTGATACGTCTATCTTTGGCGTCTTCTTCCTGTTTAGCTTTCTCTTCATCTGAAAGTTCCTTGATACTCTTGTCGTTGTTTTCGTATTTAGCAAGTTTGGCTTTAAGCTCTTCTACTTCTTTCAAAGCTTGGTGCTTGCCTTCTTGCTCCTTGCTAATACGCTTTTGTAACTTTTTGGCAATCTTGTCAGCGTCTACCGGCTTCTTATCTTGGACGTCCTTTTCAACCGTTTCGACGTTTTCTTGATTGTCTTGAGCTTCAGTTACTTGTGTTGTTTCTTCTGTATCCATAATTGGACCTCCTGCTCGCATTTAACGCCTTGGGAGGCGGTTTACTCAAGTTGTTCTTTAATGACTGCAAGCATGGAAAAAGTCAAAATGTTAATTGCTGTGTTTGTACGAATTATTCTCGCCATCAACCCAGTAAGCACTAATCCCGCATCTGCAACATGGATGAGCTGGAACAATTGGACAATCGTCTATCTCATATACGCCTTTGCCACAACCATCGTCATTGTTCGCAATATCACTACAAATCTTACATGCACCAGGCTCAGCATGCCATTTACAAAATCTATAGTCTGCTTTAATCAGCGAGTTCTTTTGTGCCACAAACTGCACTCTAGCGCTCTCAGTACGTGCAATACGTTCGGCAACATATCTGTGGTTAGCAACTGTCGTTTTAACGTGCTTTTTAAGTAGCCTTGCCATCTCTCGCGGATTATCTCCGCGTATAATACCTGTGGATATAACTGCATCTAATTCAGCCTTTAAAGCGTCTATATTAGCCCATACGCGTTGGCTAAAATTAACACTACCTGTTTGAGCCATCACGACCGTTGCAATTTCCTTGCTAGTCCATAACGACGTCTTAGTTAAATCTTTGCCTAGGATACCGGACTGTCGCTTGACTTCGCCCATGTAATCATCTTGGATTTTTTCTCGCATCTCATCATCTATATTCATACCTAAATCGACCATAGCGAGCCCTATTTGTGATTTTAGATACTCTAGCCGATTAAGCCGCATGGTAGCATTATATACTTTCATACGTGCATTTTCTTCGCCTGTAAAGTCTTTATGCGACACTTTCTTGTCTCGGCTTCTAAGCCTGTTTGCTTTAGCTACAAGCTCTTTTGCTTCGCGCTCGTATCTTTCTATATCAAGCTTGTTAACTGCCTTGTAAGCCCCCGTAACGTTGATATCATCGCCATACACTTCGACTATCTTTTGATATTCTACATCAATTTTATCACAAATATTGTCAACGGCTCTCTCGTAATACTCAGCAAGCTTATCATTAAACTTCCTGTCGTTCTTCAGGTTCTGAGCTATCCACTTTTTTTCTGTTTGCTCCCTGGTTTTCCAGTACTCTTCATTCTGCTTGTTCTTCGGCTTCATCATCTACACCGCCTTTGAACATATCAGTAGCATTGATCGAGTTTTGTAATGATTGTTTGATGAGATTTTCCTTTTCTGTATCAATCTTTTCGATTTCTGCCTTAGGATCATCGACAATAGATAACACTTTAAGCTGAGTTTCCTTAGATACAACACCTTCAAGCGTTTTAGCTGTATTTGCCTCGTCTGCATCGTTTACCGGTATGTTACGCTTGAATGTGAACGATAATCCAGCCTTGACTTCATCGGAAGTAACACTGCCGGTAACCTTGCCTAGACTTGCAATGTTGCTTAAGAAATTAGTCAAAGCTATCGTGAATTTGCGTTCTTCTAACGCTGCTTGATTTTGCATACTTAGCAGCTTATATCTAATAGCCACACCACTAGAATTACCACTAAATGCTTCATCGTTTAAGTTGGCTACCATTGCTGTTTGGAAGATATCATTAACCAAGCGATTAAGCATGTTCTCTTGCATATTGTCGCTGTCCGGTTTAGATAAGAATTCAAACTTCGCATTGGCTGCTTCTGGCGATGGATCATTAAACACACGCTTGCCACCATTAAAATCAAGGATTGGCTTGCCTGTTTTAGGATCCTTAGGTAAATTAATGCCCAGCATTAGAAGGAAAGACTGATCAAAATATTCAAGTTCGTTAGCTTTTTGTGAGATTGCATTATCGTACGTGTCAACTAAGGTTCTGATCTTGCCAACTAAAGATAAACGTTCTTCGTTCGCATAGAACTCTACCGCTGGAACTTCTTTAAATGGCACAATATTTCCTGTTTCTTCAAGTGCTCCATCTCTGCCAATACTATAAATCTTGCTGTCAGTATAGACTTCTCCGACTAATTCAGAATTAAAATAAGCATATCTAACAAACGCGATAGGTTTACGCTTGATGCTTGTATCATAGATGATGAAGCCTTCATCTGGCGGCACTACCGCAACGCAAGTATTGCTATCTTCATCTTGATACGCCAACATATAAGACGAACCATAGATTGCCACCTGCTTGGCTACCTCTGATAATTTGTCTGTAAACGTGTTAGCCTTCAACCAATTCTGCAGCAGCTTATTCTTGTTATCGTCTTCTAATTGTATCTTAACCGGCGTTCCCATAAAATAACCGATGTACGTATCCACAACATAGTTAGCCCAGTTGCTAATCACTCTGTTATCTGGTCTAAAGCTGTTAGGATCAAACTTTTTCTTTAAAATAGAATGTTCACCTGTATAGTAACGGTAGTTCTCTCCATACGTTGTGATACCTCTGTTATAGTTAATAAACGTTAAAACGTCTTCGCCTGTTAGTTCTTCATTTGGATAAAGATACAAGCCTTCCTTGGATATATAAGCACTGCCAGCAATCTTTACACTGTCTGCCACGCTACCACCTCCTAAATATAAACTGAATTAATAAATTGAGCGTCGTTGTTTAGATGTTCGTTAAATATCGCATATTTTGTGCTGTCAAGTACGTGATCCTTCTTCTTAATCGGCACCCCTTTGTCGCTATCCCAAACATATTGATAAATTTCATCAAGGAACTTATCAGGTGCGCTCTTCAGCACATAGAAGTGCCCAGTAGTCATCAGCTCTGCAACTGACTCAATCCCGGCCAAAACATCCTTCCTTGCGTTTCGAGCTTGTATACCATTAGTGACAAATTGAGACACATAATCAACGCGGGCGCTATCAGCCCAAAAGGTAATGTTGTATCCATATCTCTTCTGAATACCTTTAGCTACCTCAATCCAGTAATCAATGTACTTGCGGTTTGCGGTATGTTCTTCAACTAAATAAGTGTTGCCTTGCTCATCGTCGGCCCACACTGTAATTGATGTATCGTGCCCTTCAGCAAAGCCCCAGTCAACCCCACAATAATATTTATATGAGCGGTTAGGCGGCAGTTTATCAATCATCATTCTGTCTTTATCAAAGTCACGATATACTAGTCCTTCCCCAGATACCCAAAGACCATAGATAGCCCTATCTGTAAACATTCCCGAAGGGGTTTGTGCCTTTAAAGCTTTTACATATTCTGGATCAAGAAACGTATTGTCATCAATCGTAAAATTAAAAACTTTAATCCTAGCCTTGGGATCGTCTTTCTTGTCAATGTAATTCACCTTTAGCCAGTGGTTAGGGCTATCCGGTCAAGGGTTGGTGTCACATATAATTCTTGAGCCTTCAACTGAACAACGCTGTAGTATTTCTTGAAACACGGGCTGAGTAGCTAACGAGCATTCGTTGATGTAGCTACCGAATACCGTTGCACCTCTGATACTATTTACACCACGCTCAGTGCCTGTGTAGCTCGGAATGATTTCTACATTCATAAAGTGATAATGGCCGTGGCGGTCCGGCTTTAGTTCTATCCCAAATTGATCATAAAAAGACGCAATAACATTTGTATAGATAGAATTACTTGAGAAACCAGCAAGGATATACAAGGGATTTTTTATCCCACGTTGTTTAGCGAGTTTTGATACTCGTCTAAGTTCCATTAGAAACAGCCAATTATCAATGTACGTCTTCCCACTCCGAACAGCACCGTTTAAAATCATCAAACGCCAATCATCGTGTAAATAACTTTGTAATACAGATTGCTGCTTTGCTGTAAGAATATCTGATAACGCCAACCTTAACCACCCCCTTTCAAATAAAAAATCACTCATAGTGAGTGCTCTTCTTATTTATTATTATTTCCTTTGTTGCTTTCACTGCTAAGCTTATCCATAATTCTATCAAGTGTTTCTTCAATATCAGTGCCATTTTCTTCAAGTGACTTGTTACGTAATTGAACATTCTTAGTTTCAACTTCTAATTTCTTCATACGTGCAATAGCAAGTTTACGTTCTTCTGGCGACAACTCACTATCGTTGTATTTATCGCGCCAATTGTTCTTTAGCCAAAAAATCATAGCAGTAGTATTACCATTAATGGCCTTTTGGAACAACTCTCGTTCAACAATGAAGTTGGCCGTTTCGCGTCCCACTTTTAGAGATTGCCTTATCTGCTTGTATTTTTGCTTCCAATGGTTGAGAGTGTGGACGCTTATGCCCATATTATGAGCAATTTGTTCATCAGTTAGGCCATTTCTTTTCCATCCCTGGAGTAAAACTAAATTATCATCTTCTAGCCACTTTTGATACAATCCTTTTGCCATAGTACCAATACTCACCACCTTCTGCCTTAGCTTAGTTGATTTAATCCTTCCGAAACCATGTAAAGTTGCTCATACTTCTTATTTACGCCTCCAGCAAACGAACCACGTGCCGTTTTAAACTCCCAAACAACCTTAAAACGCGGATCTGGAATGCTGTAGCTGGAAATAATTACAATATTTTTTTTTGCCATCTCAACACACCAGTCATAAAATAACGAATGATTGAACTCAAATTTATATCCATTCATTGTGTTTTGGTATGGCGGGTCCAGATAAAAAATAGCATTCTCAACATTTGAAAATGCTGTATAGTCATAATTAGTTATCTCTGGGCCTCGCGCTTCCTTCAACTGTTGTAGTTGTTCTAATTGTTGTAGTTGTTCTAATTGTTGTAGTCGTTCTAACTGCTCCGGTCGCCATGATTGTTTAGCGTTTCGATAGGTTCCCGTTTGCTTGTAGCCACTAAACACATCATGTTTTTTTATAATTTCAATTGCGAGATTGTATTTTGCCCTGGACTGTTCTTTGCAGTACAAGTAATTTTTTGAATTATTCGCAAAAGAATTGACCAGTAACTTCAAATTGTCATCAACTGTTTTTCCTTTTTTATCACGGATAGTTAGAAACTCATCGCGTGAAACAGCCAATGTTTTGATCCATTCTCTATCTTGTGAGATAACTCTGGTAAACATACTTGTAACATCGCTGTCTAAGTCATTGTAGTGGGCCTGCATATTATTCAATAGCAGTTCTGCAGTAATTGCGCCACCACCGCCGAAAACATCGTAAACTGGTATATCAGTTCCGAAGTTTTGTTTGATTATCTCCACGATTTTTTTTGATATTTTTTTCTTGCTTCCAACATATGGGAGTCCAATAGGTTTTCCTTTTCGAATTTTTCTTTCGTCTAGTCGTAAAATTAGTATTACCCCCTCTTCTCTGCAAAATAAAAAGACCAGCCTAACAGACTGATCTCTAGTAAAGAAATGGAATAAAATGAAAAATGATAGTTAAAAACCAAACATAAATAACAGTAGGAATTACAATTATAACCACATAACGCCGTGGTTGCGGTATAGATAGTGCTATACACACAAAGCAGTGTTCCGGGGTCGAACCGGAACCACACTCCAGTAAATATCATTCTAAAGGAGGCTTATTCTCAGCCATGAGAAACTAAAGAATATCACGCTAAAGTTATTTAATGTCAGAGTGCGGTGTTCCTACACACCACATAAGAGACGAGTCGAACTCATCTCACTGTCTTTGAAAAGCAAACTATTTAATTTTGAAATGAATGATTAACTATGTCTTTCGACAATAATATAATAACACCTTTTCCGTTTGATTGCATCCTTTTTGTTTTCAATGTACGTTTTCAACAAATCCCTTTGACCTCCACTTTTATGCAATATTCAAATATAAGCATGTAGATCTGGGCAATGCAAATTTTGAACTTCTAAAATATCGGCAAATTCATTTAAAGCCTGTTTTCTAATTAAGTAGTATCTTGTTTTTTCATAGTGTAGCATTCGCATCGCTTCAACCGCACTTATCTCTCCGGTTATGTTACTAAACACTACTTTTAACTCATGCGAACCCTTGTCTATCGTTTGCCTAACTCCATCCACAATTGCCTTTGCATACAAATATTTGATCATTTTATTTTCGTTGCTGTTTCCAACACTACCTCCAGGCATACCACTCAAACTTGGACTCTGTAATTTCTCTGGATTAGCTTGCATGTATATATCATACAATCTAGGGTAATAACTTCTGTTTGTCAGGAACTTTACAACGTTATCAGCTGTTCCATCATAATCAATTTGAGGTAAATCTAGTAACATATCTTCCACAAAGCCTGCACTCCTTATGATATAATTGTTTAAACTAATATGATCCGCGTACTTCTTTATTGTAGGAGTACGTTTTTTTATACCCTATTACTCTAAATAACTAAAAATACCAATTGTGACAACTACCGCTGCAGATGCAACACATACAACTTCTCCAATTCCTATTAGATAGAAGCCTGCTCCACATAAGCCAAGTGCATCAAGTATATATCCTGTAATGACTCCAAACATGCTTACTCCTGAAATTATTGTAAAAATTAACGCCATGATCTTTTTCATATTAAAACCTCTTTCTTTTCTTGAATGTTCTGTATCTATAAATCTTGTAGCTTGTTCTTGGAATGAGCAAAGCTCTATCAATGTATTGTGGCAATGATCTATAGTCTTTTCTTCCTAGAAACTCAGCCGCATCTTGTAACCTATAAAACTGATGTTTTTCTTTAGTAACAGGGTCTATCAAATAATACGACTTTACCCGCTTGTAATAATTATCAATCACATCTTCCATACCCAGTCTCTTGGCTAGGCGTTTGGCATACTTGATCCCATATCTTCTAAATGCTTCAGTCGGTAGCACATCATTGTTTATCAGCTCGGATATTTCTCTGATTTCGGTTTGTGTCAACCCTAATCTATCCATCAGCCCTATATCTCTGGCTTGTAAAATTCTATTCCAGCTTTCTTTTAACCCGTCTGGCAGCTCCTTTATGTGATCGTCCCACTCCATAATCGGTTTCCATTGTTCTAAGTTGTGAATTGCTGTTATAAGCTCCATTTTTACCTCTCCTTATCGTTTTAATATTATACCGGTATAAATACCTTGCCACGCCCTCAAAACGTGTGACCGGCTCAAATCTTGCGGATACAAGGCAGATTAGTTGCAAACAAGATACGAAGAATATACGAAGGCTTGAACCTTCTTTCATAATTTTTTTGCTCACAATTTGCAGTCTGCAACTAAGGATAGTCTAGTTTCGGCAATAAATTTGCTTGGCTGCTACTGCATGAATTAATGAGAAAGGGAAATTACACCTACCTTTTTAATAAATTTTTGTTTTATAGCTTCCTTGCATCTTTACCACCTATGACTCAGCACCCTTCGACAGATGCTAAGCCTGTACTGTGTCGTTATTTGCGAGATCCTGATTTACGGTTTTTTGTGAATGTATACCGTTCAAATAACCACGTCAGTATTTAGCAGTTTAATGACGTGCTAAGGTCAATTGATTTAACATTCCTCTGAAACTAAGGTCAAAATTTTAATTATTTATCTCCTAATTTGATACCTGAGATCATAGATAAAAGTATTAGTTTGTCTTCTTCTTTCAAATTTTCCAAAATAGTGTATACAGTAAATAGCACATCTTTTCTGCTGCCAAAAACATTAGTCGCGACTCCTGTGCCTTTGCCTAACGCTATTACTCCCGCTTCATAGCCCTCTTTTTTCAAAATTTTAGCTATCTCAGTTGTTTGTTTCTGTATTTCTTTAACTTCTTTCATATCTACTTTCTTTTGATAGTTCATGCTAATTTCTCCTTTGTTGATATTTTTAGAATGACGTCTTGTGAGCATCACGCGCAAGGCTTCCAAGCTGTGTGATAATATTTAATTCAGTTACTAATGCACCTAAATCTTCAATATCGTTTAAAGTGCTAATACGTTGTTTTAGATAGTTTACGACTTGTTAAGGTCAAGCCTTAAGATTTGCTCGTTTCTTGATCTTCTATTGAATATCCAATAACGTTACTGCTTGTTAGATTGAAAACCATCTTTTTGGTTTTCCCTGTTTTGCTTTTGCCACAAAGTTCAAGTGCAAGCCCGCCACGTTCGTTAGTGTATTCACTAACACTCAAAACGTTGTTAGTTACCATTTCTGTACCATTGGCTAGAAAAACCGCCACTTTTTTACACTTAATTTTTTCTTCTTCTGATTTAACTTCAGCAAAATCGGTGTTGCAATTGATATCTGTTTCTGAATTCATTTGTTTGTCCTCCTAATTTGGTGTCTAAAATGTAGTGTCGTAAGCATCAAGCATAAGTTTTCCAAGCTGTGTAATGGTGTTTAATTCGGCCACCAGTGGATCCAACTCTTCAATATCGTTTAAAGCCTTAATACGTTGTTTTAGATAGTTAATATCTTTCTTTGCTCGTTCGTGCTCTCTAGTTATTTTATTTTTAAATGGTTCTAGTGTTTTCGAGCCTTCCCAGCCTTTGACACTATCTAAAAATCTTCGCACTTTGAGTAAAGAATAGTCGCTAGGTGTAGCCATACCTTTTAACCATCTGCCAACCGTTGTATCATCAGCTTCAATCCTTCTTGCTAATTCTGCAATTGGTAAATCTTTATCTTCTTTGTATTTTTTAAGCTCTTTAATTTCTTCCATCAATTCCATTGTTTTCTTCCTCCTCTGACTCAAAAACCTTATATGATACATGCGCTTTGATCCCTACTATTGCAAGTGTTGCTACTAACTCAGCGATCCACAACTTGAATAGAAACATATCAGGGAAGTAGAATATTTCTAAAACCAAGATTATACCGTTTGCTAAAATTGCAATTCCTACTAGCCAAGTTAATAATTTATTTAGCATTTTCATAACTATCGCTCCCCACATTCATCAATTTTTCCATCTGAAACATACACTTGTCTAACTACTCCACCAGTTTCTTCAGCGATTTTTCTAGCATAACGAATTGATGTAATTTTCATCGCTTCATCAAATGATTTACAGATCATATAATCACCATTTATTTGTGATCTATAATAACAATTATTAATTTTTACAACATATCCTACAAATTCCATTTTTATCGTCTCCTTTAGTCTTCACTTTCTAACTCGATTAATGGCAAGAACCCGTTTTGCTTCAGCAACTCATATAAGCCCAGGCGTCCTTTCTGTGTCCATTTGGTATGCATCACAGCCTTCTGTGTACCGTCTGGTTTAGGAGCCATAAACGTTTCTGATTGGGTCCAACCTGTTCGTTGATACTTGCTATACAATAACCAAGTTTTACCTTGCCTATAGATAACGCCTAGCTCATGTAACTTACGGTTTAGCTCTTGGCCACTCATACCATAGTCTTTGGCAATTTGTGTAATTGTAACCAGCGTTTTGTTTTGTAGAACAAGGTCATAATAACTAGCTTTAGGTGTCAGTTCGTTAACTCGTTGTTCAGCAACTAGTCGTCCTTCACGTTCTACTTTTAATTGTGTAGCTAATTTGATAATTGTATCTGGATCTGATAAAATTTCATCGATCTTGTCCGGCGTCATATAGGTACCATGTTTACGGATGGATGGTAGTACTTCACTAGTAACCCAATCTTGGAATTTTTCGGCAGCTGGATTATTTGCCTTAATTGCTAATTTGTAGAACTGTGGTTCAGTGATAAAATCACCTTTCTCCACTTGTGGAGAATTTAAATACTTTCGCACTCGTTCCCAACGAACATATTTAACGCCTTGTTTTTCAAGACAAATTCCAAAACCAATAGCAGCTTGTTCAGCATCAAATTCAATTGAACCATCATTATTTGTTCTCACTGGTAATTCAACATCGTTATAATTAAATACTTGTATATCTTTCATTGATATAGTGGGCGAGATACCAGTGGTTTTAACCACTGGAGGGATAGCCCTCAC